TTGAGATATAGAGATTTTTTTAATAAAGAAGGTATAGAAAAAAGTGATAGCATAGAAAGAGAGAATTTCGTTATTTTCAATAAGAATCAAGGATATGATGAATATGGTAAATACATAAAAACTTATTTTAATTTAGGTGAATTAAAAAATAATGCATTAATAAAAAGATTTTCTGAACAAAGAAATAAAAAGCTTGTTAATTTAATAAATAAAAATGTAAATTTTGATACATATAGTTCATTATCAACTTATTCTCAAGATGGTTTTATACGTGACAAAACAGATAATTATATTAACATTAGAAACAAAATGAAATTAAAGGATTCAGTTTCAAGTGTTGGTGAAAAATATTATTTTGAGGGTAGCGAAGAACATGAAAATCGATACCAAATACAAAGTAATAATACGGAACGATATTATGGTTATGATAAATATTATAATAAATATTATCCAGAAAATATTTATAGAACCGTACTAGACACTGAAGATGAAGATTTTATGAAAGTAAACGAGTTAAAAGATTCTAAAAAAACATATAGAAATGAAGGATATTCTTACCATGCCAGAGATTTCAATAGATACAATTTAGAAGAACAGTTAAATTTTGGTTTATCAAGGCCTTCTTTATATGATGAAAAAGGAAAACATACTGGTCTTAGCAAAAAGGCTACATATCTATTAGGACCTAAAAATATATATATAGGTAAACATTATGGTCAAAATCGTTCTCAGGGTGGTTATTTTATACCGACAGTACCTATAAAAAATGTAGAGGAATTATCGTTACACGAAGGTTTACATGGATCAGAGTACCCTTATGGTAAAATAAAAACAACATTACCAGGAAGTATATCTGGTTTTGGTCAAGAATCACCTACAAACCCAACTCACCTTTCTGGTTTAGATGCTATTTTAGGTTTAGCATATAAACAAGAACTTAAAATAAAAGGTCCTAATCCTTATAAAAACCAAAATATGGAGTTTGGTGCATGGTTTGAACAACAATTATTACAATCAAAAGATGAAGGTGAATTTAGTGGTGATGCGCTTTTTTCAGGTATAAATTTCAAAAAAGAAAATAAAAAAGAAGATCCAGGATTAGCTAAAAGAAATAGAATTAAATTTTTACAATCAATATTAGATTAAAACATGAAATCAAAAGGTTTAGGAGATACTGTAGAAAAAATAACAAAAGCCAGTGGTATTAAAACTATTGTAGATAAAGTTTCTAAAGGTTTAAATATACCATGTGGTTGTGAAGGTAGAAAAAAACGTTTAAATGAAATGTTTCCATATAAATAAAATAAAATGAGTGATAAAAAAAAGAAATTTGCACAAACTACTGTAGGTAAACTTTTATTCGGTGCTGCATCGTTAGTAAACCCTACTTTAGGTAATTTAATTAGTGGAGCTTCAACACCGGCAGAAGCTATAGCAGCAATAGGTAAATCTGACGTAAGTAATGACGATAAAATAAAATTACAACAGCTTATATTTGAACAACAAAATAAAGAAATGGAAAGCATCACTTCAAGATGGCAAGCAGATTCTATGTCAGATTCATGGCTTTCTAAAAATGTACGCCCGCTAGTTTTAGTGTGGTGTATTGTTATATTTTCATTAGCCGGAATATTAGATAGTGTAGAATCAATACCATTCCATATAGGTGAAACATGGAACGATACTTTTGAAAAAGTTATGATGTCAGTTGTATTAGCCTATTTTGGAGGACGAAGTGGAGAAAAAGCAGCGAGTATATTTAAAAAATAAAATATGAATTTAATTAGAAAAATAAGTGTAGGTAGAGACTATAAAGACTCTGCAATGCATTATGCGGTTGGTCAAGAAGTATATGGTGGCCATATTATATGTGATATTGTAGAAAAAGAAGAAAAATTTAGTATATTTATAAAAAAACAAGGTGAAATACTACCTTGGAAAGATTTTAATAAAAATATGGCTGTTAGCGTAGAATACAATTTACAATATTAATGCAGAGTTTATATGCTTTTATTGTTGAACCTATTAAATCAAGATATAATAATACAAAAAAAATAGGTGAAAATAATTTAATATTAAACACTGAAATACAAGATCATAGATATGTGAATAGAAATGCTGTTGTAATATCTACACCTAAAAATGTTAAAACAAATATAAAAATAGGAGATGAAGTTATAGTTCATCACAATATTTTTAGAAGATATAGTAATATGAGAGGTGAAGAGGTAGATAGCTCATCTTACTTTAAAGAAAATAAGTATTTTATTTATTTAGATCAAATTTTTATGTACAAGCAAGATAAAAGATGGAAATCTATTGATGAATTTTGTTTTGTTAAACCTATTGAAAACAATGATATTTTTTCTCAAGAAAAAGAAATTGAATTAACTGGTGTTGTAAAATACATAGAAAACAATAAATTAATTAAAAAAAATACACTAATTGGTTTTACTCCAAATAGTGAATATGAATTTATTATAGACAATGAAAGGCTATATAGAGTTCCAATTAAATCAATTTGTATAAAATATGAACGTCAAGGACACGAAAAAGAATATAATCCAAGCTGGACATAAAGCTGTAGAAGAATTAATAAAAGTTGCTAAAGAACCTATTGTTGATTCTGATGATGATATATCTGCTGATAGATTGAAAAATGCTGCAGCTACAAAAAAACTAGCTATATTTGATGCTTTTGAGATTTTAAATAGAATACAAGAAGAAGAAAGTTTGTTACAAAATAAACCTATAGAAGTAAAAGAACAGAGTTTTAAAGGTTTTGCTGAAAGAAGATCTAGATAATGTACGAACAAAGTTTATATAAAATAATAGAACCTATTAAAAAAACTACTATTAATAGATTAAACAAATCTAAAAAATGGAAGTATGGTTATAATAAAGAATATGATATTGTTGTTGTAAGTAAAACAGGGCAAATTGGAGATGTGTATAGCATACAGAATTTAAAAATAGCTTTACCTAAAACACAAAAAGTTTCTAATGAAAACAATAAATGGAAACCACACGAATATCCTAAAGAGCTTAAAAGAATAAAAAGCATATTTGATTGGAAAGAATTACCAGATGAATTTAAACAAAAATGGCATGAATACATTGATAGAGAATTTACAAGACGTGAAGAAGGTTATTGGTTCAATAACAAAGGTAACTCTACTTATGTTACTGGCACTCACTACATGTACTTGCAGTGGACCAAGATTGATGTTGGGAAGCCAGACTTTCGAGAAGCCAATCGATTATTCTTTATTTATTGGGAAGCGTGTAAAGCAGATACAAGGTGTTACGGAATGTGCTATCTCAAGAATAGACGTAGCGGTTTTTCGTTTATGGCATCCGGGGAGACAGTTAACCTCGCTACCATATCTTCCGATGCACGGTACGGAATACTGTCCAAATCTGGAGCCGATGCGAAAAAAATGTTCACAGATAAAGTGGTACCAATATCGATCAATTATCCATTCTTTTTCAGACCCATACAGGACGGTATGGATCGCCCCAAGACAGAACTTGCGTACAGAGTACCCGCTTCGAAATTTACACGTAAAAGATTCGAGTCGAAGGATAGACATCAAGAAATTGCCGGATTGGACACCACCATCGATTGGAAAAATACCGGAGATAATTCCTATGATGGAGAGAAGCTCACACTTCTCGTCCATGATGAAGCTGGAAAATGGGAGCGTCCGGAAAACATCCTCAATAACTGGCGTGTCACAAAAACCACCCTCAGGCTCGGTTCGAGAATAATAGGTAAATGTATGATGGGGTCAACGAGTAATTCTCTTGACAAAGGTGGAAATAATTTTAAACAATTATATTATGATTCAGATGTCACAAAAAGAAATAAAAATGGACAGACTCGTTCTGGATTATATAGTTTGTTCATACCTATGGAATGGAATTACGAAGGATTCATTGATACTTATGGACTACCTGTATTCGACACCCCAAAAGAAGCCGCTATTGGACCTCATGGTGAAGCTATCGACATCGG